CACAGGATTTAAATGCATACCATGCATTAGATGCTGAAGCTGAATTAACTTCAATTTTAAGTGAGTACATTTCATTAGAAATTGACTTAGAAATCTTAGAAATGTTGTTACAAAATGCAGCAGCAGGAAATGAAATCTGGTCTGCAATTAACAACCAATCAATTACTGAAGCAGGTGGTATTCAACCAGGTTTAGGATTTTTCAATTCTCAAGGACAATGGTTCCAAACATTAGGAACTAAAATCCAAAAGTTAAGTAACATCATCCACCAGAAAACATTAAGAGGTGGTGCAAACTTCCTAGTATGTTCTCCAGCTGTAGGAACTATCATGGAATCAATTCCAGGATTTGCTGCTGATACTGATGGTGATGCTGCAAAAGCAACTTACGCATTTGGTGTACAAAAAGTAGGTCAATTAAACGGACGCTACAAAGTATACAAAAACCCTTACATGACTGAAAACACAATCCTATTAGGATTTAGAGGTGCTCAGTTCTTAGAAACAGGTGCTGTATTTGCTCCATATATTCCATTAATCATGACTCCGTTAATTTACGATCCAGAAACTTTCACACCACGTAAAGGTTTATTGACTCGTTATGCGAAGAAAATGGTTAGACCAGAATTTTATGGAACTATCCAAGTAAGTGGTTTAAACTCTCTATAATTTAGAGAATTAAAAACCAAATACATATTTAATTAAACCCGGCTTAGGTCGGGTTTTTTTATCTTTTTTTAATATGTATAACAAAACAAAACGTTATTATATATGGCCTCAAACCACCACACTGACGAAGTATTCGTCCAAAAGAGAAGACCCAAAAGACCAATTAAATTTAATATACAGTTAAATGAAGAGCAAAAACTAGCAAAACAAAAAATTATTGAATCACCTATAACCGTACTTAAGGGTATGGCAGGTTCAGGTAAAACTCTATTAGCTACACAGGTAGCACTTGATATGCTTTTTACTAAACAAGTAGAAAAAATAATAATAACAAGACCAACAGTATCAAAAGAAGATATAGGATTCTTACCAGGAGATATTAAAGAAAAAATGGATCCCTGGTTAGCACCTATATATCATAATTTAAATGCCTTATACAATAAGGATAAAATTCAAAAACTCCTTGATGACGAAACTATAGAAATAGTTCCCTTTGCTTTTTTAAGAGGAAGAACATTTCTTAACTCTTTTGTTATTGTGGATGAAGCACAAAATGTTACTCATAACCAAATGGAAACCGTAATCGGAAGATTAGGAAAAAAATCTAAAATGGTAGTATGTGGTGATATGGCTCAAATTGATTTAAAAGATAAAAGAGAAACAGGTTTTTCTTTTCTATCACGAATAGAAGAAAGTGTAGAAGGATTTAGTATTTTTAATTTAGTACAAAACCACAGACATGAAATCGTTTCACCAATACTTAAGGTTTATCAAACCTTTAGAGATTAACATACTTTCATCATATTTATAAGTGGATAATATATCTTAATAAGTTAAAAAACAAAACATGAATATACCTATTTGGACAGGAGTGAGTACTTTTGCCGCAGGACAAACACCCTTCGGGTTTTACGATGCTCAAACTGATTTTGCTGTTGATGCAAACAAAGTTGCTAATTTTTGTGCTCAAAGAATGGGCTACCCTTTAGTAGATGTAGAATTACAATCAGGATCATTTTTTACTGCTTTTGAAGAAGCTGTAACTACATATGGTAATGAAATTTATGCGTATAAAATACGAGATAATCAATTATCCATTGATGGATTACCAACGGCATCACTTTTAAATACCGCACTTATAACACCAAGTTTTGAACCTATAGTTAGACTATCAGAACAATATGGTGAGGAAGCAGGATCAGGAGGAAATGTAACATACTACTCAGGTTCATTTGATTTAACCTCTAGTGTACAAGATTATTCTTTCGAAACTTTTATGACATCTAGTGGTCTTACAGGTTCAGATTATATGCATGGTATAGAAGTAAAAAGAGTATTTTATGAAAACCCTTACCCAGCAGGTGCTAGATTTTTAGGAGCAAATAATGGATTTGGATTTGGTGGTGTAATGGCATCAGGAATAATGGGTCTAGGAGGATTTGGAGCTGAAGGTGGGTACTTAATGGCCCCTTTAAATTACGATATAGCTGTTATACAGCAAATCGAAATGAGTGAAACTATTCGAAGAAATCAATACTCATTTGAAATAAGAAACGATAATTTAAGAGTATTTCCTATCCCTAATTTTTCATTTAGTGCAAATAGTGAAGGTAAAATATGGTTTGAATATATTTTAAGGGATGAAAGAATTTCTAGTGCCGTAATGCAAACCCCTGGGAATGTTACTAACGTATCAAATGCTCCTTATGGTAATCCTAATTATGCCCAAATTAATAGTGTAGGACGTCAATGGATATTTGAATATACTTTAGCGTTATCTAAAGAAATGTTAGGGTATGTTAGAGGAAAATATGGTACTATTCCAATTCCAAATTCTGATGTAACTTTAAACCAATCAGATTTAATAGCAGCAGCTACAGCAGAAAAAACGGCATTAATAGAAAGATTAAGAACATATTTAGATGAAACTTCAAGAATGGCTTCATTAGAAAGAAGAGCTAAAGAAGGAGATTCAAAAATGCTGGAATTACAAAAGGTTCCATATACAATTTTCATAGGATAATATGGCAATGTACACCAGACAAAGGGATGTTTCTCTTATGCGAAAGTTTAATAGAGAATTGATGGGTAATATTATTACTCAACAATGTGCCTTATACCAATTTAAATTAGAAGAAACCAAAGTAAATATTTATGGCGAAGCAGCTGAAGAAAAATATTATGATGGGCCTTTTCTGTTTAATGTTTTAATAGACAGAGGAGATGAACAGTATCCTGAAGCAGGAGAAGGGGTATTATTTGAACAAGGTATTAATTTTTATTTCTTTAGAGATGATTTAGTAGATGCTGATGTTGTTCCTCAAGTAGGAGATATTGTTTTATATGAAGAAAAGTATTATGGAGTACAAAGTACAATTGCTAACCAATATTGGGGAGGTAAAAATCCACAATATCCTAACAATGATTCAGATGGAACACCAAACCCATTAAATCCTGATTTAGATCAATTTGGTAATGTAATATCAATATTAGTATCAACATATTACATACCAGCAGATAAAGTAGCAATCTCACCACATATAGAAAGAATGTAATGGCAAAACCTAGAAAACCTATACCAAAAAATCAATTAACTTTAAGCACTAGTAAACAAACTGCTTTTAGAGGGATAGAAGATAGAGGAGAAGCAGGAAACCCTAATAATTCTATATCACCCCCAAACCCAAATTACACAGAAACAGGTATTGATTTTAATAGATCAAACCAAATGAGTTTTAAGAATGATACTACTAAACAGTATTCAGTTGGTATTAAAGATATTGATGAAGCAGTATTTTTTTATTTTCAAAATGTAATTAAACCTTTTGTTTACCAAAATGGTGAACGAAGAGAAGTACCTATAATATATGGTGCTCCTGAAAGATGGAAATCCTTTCAACGTGATGGGTATTATAGAGATAAAAGTGGAGCAATTATGCTTCCTATTTTAGTAATAAAAAGAGATTCATTATCCAAGGATAGAAGTGTAGCTAATAAACTAGATGCTAATATGCCTAATTTATATGGTCAATGGTCTAAGGAATTTAGTTCAAAAAACTTTTATAGTAACTTTGGTACTTTAAATAATAGAAAACCTGTTGAAAAATTTCATATAGTAGCACAACCCGATTATGTCACAATGGAATATAGCTGTATCATCCAAACTTATTATATGGAACAGTTAAATAAAGTAATTGAAGCGTGTGAATATGCTTCTGATGCTTACTGGGGTAATCCTGAAAGATTTCAATTTAGAGCTTTTATAGATTCTTTTACAACAGCAACTGAATTAACTCAAGGTAAAGATAGATTAGTTACTGGTACTTTTAACATAAGATTAAGAGGTTACATATTACCTGATACTATTCAAAAAGAATTAAATGCTACTAAAGTTTATAATTCAAAAGCTAAAGTTACTATAACAACAGAAACCACAAATAATATTGAGGATATCGACTTTTAAATATCCTTTACATATTTATCATTAAACAAAATTAATTATGAAAAGTAAAAAGTTATCAGAAAAAGAGTTACAAACATTAAAGGATTATCAAATTAAAACAAATGAGATTCTTTCAGTATTAGGAAGTATAGAACTACAATTCGATGCTTTAAAAACTCAAAAAGAGGAAGTATTAAAAGAATTTAAAACACTTGCAGAAAGCCAAACTAAAACGGGTAAGGAATTACAAGATAAGTATGGTGACGGTAATATAAATTTAGAAGACGGAGAATTTACTCCAAAGGAATAAATTTTTGAAATATTTTTCAATATTTATAATAAAATAAAAATAAATAAATTATAGACAATGGCAGAGACAACATTAATATCTCCCGGTGTATTAACAAGAGAAAATGATTCATCCTTTATTGGGGCTAGACCTGTTACCTATGGTGCAGCTATTATAGGACCTGCAGTAATGGGACCTGTTGGTATTCCAGTAGGAGTTTCTACTTTTTCCCAATATGAAGCAATATTTGGTGGATCAGTTGAAAGTGGATCACAACAATACACTTATTTAAACTCTATTTCAGCAAGAAATTATTTTGCTCAAGGAGGACAATCATTATTAGTAACACGTGTTGTTACAGGTTCTTTCTCTGAAGCATTAAGTTCTATAGGTAGTACTAAAACATCAGGTGCATTAGTTGGAGGTGCAAATGAATTACTTTCTTCAATTTCTAATGGAACTGCTTTAAACATTACAGGTAGTACTGGAGGAACATTTACAAATGTTGCGGTTAATGGTGGAAATGGTACAGGTGCCGAAGCTACTATAGTAATGGCGGCACAAGTAGCAACATCTCAAACTTCGTCTGTAACAAGTATTACAATTACAAATCCTGGATCAGGATATATAGTAGGAAATACAATTAACTTTGCATCCGAATCTATAGGTGCAGCCGTAATTGCAGATTCTAGTGTTGGAACTAATTTAACATATTTACTAACAGAAGACGATTTAGAAGTAACATCATCTTTCACAATTAAAACAATATCTGAAGGTGAGATAATGAATAATTATCAAGCAGTAGATTCAGCAAACGGTACGTTAGATAGTGGTTCAGCAAATAACCTTAGATGGGAAATAGCTTCTGTAAACACATCTTCTGGACAATTTTCATTGTTAGTAAGAAGAGGAAATGATACATCAACACAAAAAGCTATATTAGAGACGTATAATAATGTATCTTTAGACCCTCAAGCATCTAATTATATTTCAAAAGTAATAGGTGATACATATGAAACTGTAGAACAAGACGGTACAGATTTCTTTGTCAAAACAAATGGTAACTTCCCACGAAGAAGTGCTTACATATACGTTTCAGAAGTAGGTTTACCAACACCTTCTTACTTTGACAATAATGGAGAAGCAAAAAGCGAATTTACTGGTAGTTTACCAAAAATTAGCTCTGGATCATTTGATAATGCTACAGGTAAAAACTTTGAAAATGGACAAGCATTATTTAATGAAAATATATCATCAGCCAATATACAAGGTATTGGAGCAAACGATTATACACAGTCTATTAATTTACTTAGCAACTCAGATGACTATCAATTTAATGTGATAACAGCTCCTGGATTAAATTCACAAGACCATTCATCACAAACAACTAAGTTAGTAACACTAGCACAAGGTAGAACTGATTGTATAGCAGTAATTGATATTGTAGCATATAACGC